TAAAGCGTCTGCGTATCCAACGTGATCTCAAACAGCGGCACCCAGATGGATGGCTTGTTGAAATTGCGGTGGTCGTTATCCGGGATGATCCTGGCCATTACTCCACCTCCGGGCCGATGGATTCGAGCGTGATCCGGACGTGCCAGCAAAATCCGTCGTTAGGAAAAATCGGGTCATCCGGAATTTCCTCGTCGGTGATCCGGCAAAGAATGCCGCGCGGGATGACCTGGCCGTCCGGTCGGGGGGACAGGGATGTCGGTAAAACATACCAAAATGAATTCGATCCCACATAATCCAGCCAGGCCCGGATCATATTGTATTCACCCTGGGTTGTGATATTGGTTTCGAGCACAATTTTACGGCCCAGCGCCGGATACCGTTCGCGTTGGTGCACATATCCGGCCGCAGCCTGAAATCGGACTTTCGGCGCGACAATCGTCGGTTTATATCCGCCAAATTGCGCGGGAATCAGGTCATATACAAGATTGTCTAATACTGCGCTCATGCACCCCTCCCGCCCGTGGCCAAGAGACTCCTGAAATCCGGGCTGCTCTTCGCTTTTTTGGCAACCACATTGATAATCAATTGCTCATGGTCAAACCGGATGTCCTGCTGCTCTGTCGTCATCTGCGTTCCCGATTGGTTGTCAATCTTGATCGTGATATTAGGGGTGGGGGCAACACCGCCACTGCCCGCCATGAGCCCCAACGCCTTCATCTGCCCCGGCGTGAACACGCCTTCGCCTCGCTGGAGAACAGCAGGATATTCATCAGATGCGAATCCGCCGTGATAACGAGGGGCGCCGACAAAGGCGAAATTGGGAACGATCCGGTAAAACGTCGCTTCATTGTCCGCTCCGCCGCGATGAAATCCTTTTGCGGTAAAATAACTTCCGGTCGTATTGCCGGACACGGTAAGACCAGCTCCGGTATATCCCGCTGATGACGAAACCGCCGCGGGCCCGGCGGCTGATCCGACCAATGTGCCAACGGCTTTCCCCACCAAATTAATCAGTCCGGCCGATGCCATGTTTGCCAGATAATTGGAGATCGCCCGGTTAACGCTGTTCACAAATGCCTGGAGATAATCTTCCATGCTTTTGAGTCTTCCCTGGAAGGCGTCAAAAAATATATCACTGAATGCCGACTGCATGGCCGTGGCCGTGGTTGTTGCTACATCAGCCATCTGCTGTCCGTGATCAGTCCATTTCTCCAGCAGTTTTTTCATGGAGAGCTCCACTGCCGATAAAGGCTCCGACATATCCAACTCTTTTTTTGACCCGGCCAGGGTGAGCTTATGGGCATTGATCTTATCCAGTTGCGTCTGCCAGGCTTGTTCGTTGCCGGTTTTTTGCATGCCGCTGAGATGCTCTTCTTCACTATCAATCAGTTCATTGATGAGGCGGATGCGTTCCGCCAGTGAGTCTATCCTGCGAGCGCCCTCTGCTTCCGCCAGATCCAGCGCAGACAGCTCGGCATTAATCTGGGCCTCGCGCACAGCGTTGTAATATTCGGCGTTGATCTTTTTTCTTTTTTCGGTTGCCGCTTTTTCAATGGCGATAATCGCATCTTGATAGTTCCGAGCGCCTTCCGGATTGCTGCGGTCGTAAGCCGCATCCGCCAATTTCTGCTGCTCGACCGCCTCATCCCTGACCTGATTGAGGCGTATGTTTAGCTCAGAGGCATTAACTGCGGTAATGCGTTTTTCCAGATCTTCGCGGTTTTTAAGGCGGGCTTTACCTGCGGCGTTATCCGCAGCAAGCTGTTTTGATAATTGATCAGAAAATGCCTGGCTGGTCTCTGTCTCAGCCCATGTTGTAATCTCTGCAAGCGCACCGGGTACGTTGCGGTATTTGTCGGATAAATCAGCGGCCTTATTGTTTATTTCGTCTATCTTTTTCCCAAAATCATCAAGGCCGTGCTGATTGATATCAGAGGATAAATCCCCTGATACTTTTGCCCATTGTTCTCGCAGTTTTTCCAGCTTTTTCTCTGCCTTCTCATCTGTATCCCTGATCGGATTAGGCTGATAACCGGGCTTTTTTTGATCTCCCAGCTCACGGTAATATCTCAACGTCTGATAGGTGCCGTCATCACGGTTTCCTACCGATATGACCGACTGTTCGTATTTCTTTTTTCCGTCAGTGGCGGCGCGCATGGCCTTGTCGATATCGGCAGTCATGGGTTTAAATCCGGACTCCCGCATAGCCATATCCTGTAATGCCTGCTCTGACTTCATGTAGCGTTCGCGATAGGCCTCGTTCTTTTTAAACTCGGTTTCGCTATCGTTTTTAAATCCCAAAGCGCCATATATATTGGCACGAAACGCTTTGTAACCGCCGCCGACCTTATCCAGCAGCATGCCCAAGCGATAAACCTCGGCGATGATGGATGTGATTCCTTCTTTAAACTCTGTTACGCTTTCAAGAAATTCCGGGTTCCATTTGATCGTCTTGGTTTTATTATCGATGGTGTAAATATCATCGGAGATGCTTTTTAATTCATATTTTACGGCCTCAAAGAAAGGCGTCAGCGCCTGGCCTAATGCCTGCGACGCGAGGTCTTTGGTATTCGACCATAGGCCCGCCCATGTATTTTGTGCCGCCACTCCTGCCGTCTGATAAGCGGACAGTTTATCCATTAAAAAATTAAACAGTCCGTTAGCGTCGTTTTTGAACTGGTTAATGTCCTCATTGCGCAGGCCGAGTACTGTGGCGATTCTACTGGCGCGCGGATTGATGGTCCCTAACAGCATCGACCTGGTCTCTTCGGCAAGCATATCCATCTGCAAGCCGATAGCTCCCGCAGCCTGCACCATTGCCGTCGTATATGCCTCAACCTGTTGACGGTTGAACCCTCTGGACATAGCGACCGGAAGCGTTTCCTGGTAGGCTCTGATTAATTGGTCCAGCGTGGCAATAGTTTGCAGATTGGCATATTGCAGATTTCCGATAATGGCCGACGAATCTTTTTGAGCGGCGTTTAACGCTTCCTGCGCGGCCAGAGCCTTTCCGCTAACAGCATCGATATACTTTCCGCCGCTCATAAACGCGGCGGCTATTCCCAGCCCGGATGTTTCAATTTGTGCCAGGTAATTAATGCCGATCTTGATCGCGGAAACTGCCGTCCCTACTGATACGAGAGATAGAGCCAACCGCTGGATCGTTGCCGTCAAATCTGTGGATTTCGCATTTAGCTTATCAGTCTCCTGTTGTGCTCCGCCAAGCTGGCGCGAGAGGTCGCTAAAAGCGCTGCCTGATTTATTGAGCGCTTCAATGATAAGTTGCAGTTTTGTTTCTTTCATCAACCGATCCTGCTTTTACATTTTTTACTGCATATGCTGCATGCATCTGCATTGCGGCATGATTTAGCCGCCGTGTCTTTATCCGTTTCGCCTGGCTCGCCGAACAGGATTTCCACCCATTCATAACGCTGCTTAATCAATCGCGTTGCCCAGCTCTTTGCTTCTGTTATATTTACATGCCAGAGGATCCACTCTCTCCTGGTGATGTCTCCGCCGCTGACGAGGAAGCAGAGTTCGTCAACCCAATCTCCGTCAGTTTGGTTTTGATGATTCCCGACAGGTCCGCCAGACTTTTCAAAATCAATGGAATTGGGTTCAAATCGAAAAAATCGGCCAGCGCCTCGATAGCGGTATCCGGTGTGATGCCGTATTCAATCTCATCCGCGAGCGCGGCAAGGTCTTTACCGCGAGGGGACTTGCCGTCTTCCGTCAGCACAATAGCCAAAACCACAAATAAATTAGACCCCAGCGATTGAACTAAGGATAAAGGCGTTAATTCGACTGGAATCTTGATTTCATCCAAAATAGCCCTTAATTCTTTCCATTGGCCAAGAACGAGCTTTTTTTGTATGAATATTTTGTCTCCGATTGTATATTTTTTAAGTTCCATTTTAACTCCCGTTTATTGAGAGCAAGGGGTTTCAACCCCTTGCTCTTTCGCATGCCTATGTAAACGCAATCACAATTTCATCGTCTCCGGCGTTGCGGTTGAGCTGACAATCAATGCCCAGCGATCTGATGCCGCTTTTTTCTGACAGTTTCACGCCGGTATATTGCACCTTCGGGGCGGTGATCGTTGTAATATTTCCCGCTGATCCGGTCAGAGCCAGGGTAAGAGCGCCTTCACTACCGCTGCGCAATTTCCCGAAGAAATCATATGTGGCGACAAGCACCATTTCCGGATCGATGGACAGTGACGGTTTCCGGCCGGCAATAACAGCGCTCTTGTGTCCGGAAATGGCATTGATGTCATCCCGCAGAACAATATCGTTATTCATGTTGAATTCCATCGATCCGATCAGGGCGGCGTAGGAATCAAGAGTCATCGTCGCAGCCATAAAAGGCAGCGGCTTGGTGGCTTCATAAGTCACGCCGGTTGTCAGCAGCGCCGCATCAGTGACGGTATAGTCCGCACCCGTAAAGACAAAGTGCAGCATGACAGGCTTGCCCTTTAGGGCCTTGATGCTGACGTTTCCTCGGGCGCCAAAGACCCCATATCGGACGCCGTCGTTATACATTGCCAACGACATGGATTTGTCGCCTGTGGAGGCAGGCTTGTACGTCGCTGAAGTTATAGCGACCAACGTTTCGGCAAAGCCGCAGCTGATCAGCAGCTTGCCGATGGCCGGGGCTGTGCCTGCGGTTCCGGAGCCCTTCAGTTCCACGTCAAACTCCATCGTGGCTTTTCTGGCGCCGGCTACTTTGGAAAACTGAGACAGCCCTGACGTGACAGGATTTCGGTCACCCATTTCGGTTTCCGGATTAAAATTAATGTTTTCGGCCAGAAATGCATCCGCGCCGGCCAACGTCTCTGCGGTCCCCTCTACTGCCTCCGCTTTCGCGGTCATCTGCGCTCGTTTAACCAACATGTTTTTTTACCTCCTTATCTTCTGCCGGACTGGATTTACCGGTTGATGGACTGTCTGGATATTGTTTTTTCCGATATTCCTGCTCGCTGATACTGTTGCCGTTTTTGTCCTCGTAGTGCGTTCCGCCTACGTTATATTTGTCTTCCATTTTTTAGACCTCCTTCAATCGCCCACATAGAGCAGCGCCTGAGCGGTTTCATATTCGGCGCTGTAAATCGATATGCCCTGACCGAACCAGACGGGGCGTTCCCGCAGCAAAGATAGGGGGAAAATGTTTTTCGACAGTCTCGAATCATAAAGCAGATCACGCATGCCATTTAAAATGGCATATGTTCCTGGATTTCCCGTTCCACCTCGCCGCGCCTCTTCCTCAGACCGTAAACTTTTGTCGCATACGAAAAGGACAAACATCGGCCTTTCAATCTTTCGTGCCCCGTGCTCTTCATACTCCGACCCGAAGTACATGATGAGAATAGCGGGGAAAAGACGGGTCGCACGGGCGATGCTTTCTTCATCATCCAACTCGCCCTGATAGCTTTTGATTGTCCGCACCGTCCGCCAGATAGCCGGATCATCCTCGCCGACCGGCGTATAACCGACCTTCAGAGGGGCAAGTTTTGTGATAATAGCGTCTTCGAACTGCTCTATTGTGTACATGTCAGTAGTTATCCAATGTCCCGGCGCTTCCGTCCGATGCCTTGCCCAGAGAGAATATCCGGTCGTCTTTTGTTCGTGTTGCCTGGGGAAGTCCGTCGCTCGGCTCCGCCGGGGCGTCTGCTCCCAGGGAGATCAGGCCCTTTGATACATCCCGGAGGAACCGGATTGCGTTGTCGTAGCGTTTCTGCCGATCCTCCGGGATTTTCAATAGCACACGCCGTGAAAACAGGTTGTAAACCGCTATATCCACGGAGAGTTTGCGGATCATCACCGGCACGGGCGCAAACGGCATGGTGTAGCGGCTCCCGCAGTAGGAATCTATTTCCGCGTCGGAATCGGCAATGGCGCGGGCCACGGCGGACGTGTCCACAGAACCGCTTCCGGCATCATCGGTCAGCTCGATAAGCTCAGCCTGGCTGATCTGTTCTTCGAGGTCTGTCTGCGTACTGTAAGCCATGTCATTTCCTTTTTACGTGTGACCTTCAGGTTATCGTCTCCTTCCGGTGGCATGATGCTGGTTTCGCATCACGCCACCAGAGATCGGAGAAGGTTACGTCGCGTAGGTGTCCTTCCACATATACCCGCATGCCGCCGAGACCTGGATGATATCGGTCTCTTCGGCCACTTCGTACACGTCCTGATGCTCCGCCGCTTCCCTCCACGTGGTGGTTCTCCGGGGAGAACCGTCCTCGTAGGCCGTCCGCGCCTGATACCCGGCGCTCGGAACCTTGAGACCAGGAGACGCGGGACGGTAGAACAGGAAGCCCATGCCCTTTCCGGCATTGACTTCCCACACGTAGCGGGCCGTGAAATCGGTCCCTCCTTTGGTCTCTTTGGCCGTGGAGTAGATCGCCTCACCAACGAGAATTTCCTCCAGGTCGCAAACCGCCGCCAATATCTCCGAGGTCACGACACCCCGCTGGGTATATTTAATTTTGTCGATGATCGCATCGCACTGCTTGAGTGCCTCGTAGGTCGCAAAATCGATGATCAGGGAGTTGGGTGTGACGCCCGTGGCGTTCTGGATCACCTTGCGGCCCTTGACGATATCGGCGAGGAAGGTGTTCGTGACGCCCGCAGGGCTCCAGAGACCTTCCGCGTCCTCGCCTCCGGCGCCGTTCGCATCCACCCAGGTTCCGGCGGTGATCAGGGAAGCGATTCGCCGCTCCTTCGAGAGATCGATCTTGTCGGCGCAGAACTCGATGGCATCCTGATCGGGTTTCAGAGGAGGAGCCATCTTGGATTTGGCAAATCGCCGGTCTTCGTCGGTGACCTCTTTGGCGAAGGCGTATTCCTTCGTGGCGATGGTCAGCCAGTCCATCGGATAGCCGCCGCGGGGGGCGCGCGCTCCGGGACCGCGGATGCCGGCTTCATCGCGGAACCAGGCGCCTTTCTGGTAAACCGCGATCTTGGCCTTCGGATCCACCCCGTCGAGGATGGGGAAGACCCTGTCGCCGATATAGGCTTTGTTCTTAAAGGCCACGGAAACGTTCTGCAGGGGTCCCGTGACAATCAGTTCTTTTACGTTGGGTTGAGGCATGTTATGTTCTCCTTTCTTCTTTCGGGGTTGGAAAATCCCGGTTATCGATAGGGCGCGTTTTCCAAAGGCGCCTTTGTAGGGATCGGTCCCCGACCGATCCGATTGACGGCGCGATCAGGCTTCGACGTGAGCTCAGCCGAACGTGGATCGCGCCCTACCTTACATCGACCGATCCGATTGACGGCGGGCACGGGGTGC